TAACAGAACATTTACCAGATGAATATGATGAATGGACAGATGAAGAACTTGACAGTCATTTATTAGAATTTGTTTGGCAACCTTTTGAATATCATTCCGCAGAGCAAATTTGGGAACACATAGAAAATTTAGCTTATGATTTTAAAGAAACCATAAAACATCAATTAAAGGAGCGAACATGAGCGGAGAAAGAGAAATTGCAGGAATAGTAATATCAGACCTAGAATTTGTTGAAGAAGGCGTTGCAGGAGAAGATGAAATCTGGAGAGATAAAAAAACAGGGGATTTTTACGAAGTACCTATAAATATTACTAGATACTTTGATGAAGCATATAAAATAAAATTTGAACCAACGGAGAAATAAAATGGAAGAAGTAAAATTTACCAATAGAGAAAACCAAAAAGACAGTTTAGCTATCGAAGTTGATACTGTCGGTTATGGTTGCAATATTTTAATTGCTACTGGAGATGATAAGTTTGGACATGATTGGTCAAACTGGGATTTTGATGACACAGATAATTATTTACACGCAATAGATTTGCAAGTAGCTAATTGTTTTGAATTTGGAGAATATGAAGGTCTTGATAAGCCAAGCGACTTAGTTGGAAAAAGTATTTCTATACATGACGGCAGTCCAATATATCCAAAAGAAGAAATTACAGAAGTTATTGCGGTTTATAAAGTCAAAGATTATTTTCCGTATGACGAATTAATAAAGGAGTAGTAGTGAGAGATTTTGAGCATAGAAACTGTATTGTCTGCGGCAAAAAGGATAAAGCGGATAATATGATAGGAAATCCATTAGAAATATTAGAATGTTCTATGGAAAAAATTGATAAATGGCACGAGAAAAATCCACAAATATCTTTATACGATTGGTTCTGTCATTCTTGCGGCATACCTATTTTTAATAAACTAGAAGAAGGAGAATAACAATGAGCGAAGTTAGAAACATAAAAGACGGATTAGTTGATAAGGTGGTAGAAGATTTTACCGACTATGCTATTCATACACATTATTACTTTTCTAATGGTGTTGATTTAATAGTTTGTAGGGAGCTTTACCCATATTGCTATTTATTTTTAAGAACCAACAAAACTTATAATTTTTGTATTGAAGAAGATTTACCGGATTTCATACGCAAAGAAATCTCACTCCAGGCATTACAAGAATACGAAAAATTTATTCAATCACAGGGAATACTATGAAAGATTATTTTAAAAACATGGCGGCATTAAAGAAAGCACTAAGAAGATCTAAAAACTTAGAATTTCAGACTATGTGGATTACCCAGATTAACCGCCTAAAACACAAAAGACATTTATACGAAAAAAGATGTAAGGAGAAAAGCCAATGAAACTATACCAAATTGATTATATAAATTCTTACGGAGAAGTAGAGTTTGTTGCTCTTACTGATAACCCAGAAGAATGGTTAAAAGAAAACAACGAACAAAGAATAGACGACGGAAATGAGCCAGAAGAATTAGACGACTTTCAAATTTTTCCAGTAGATTTATGGCTTTACAACAAGGAGAATAATTATGACAGATGAAGATATGTTGCGGCTAATCATGTGGCTAAATGATTTACCTGAATACAGAAAAAAACAGATAGCCATATTACTTATGTCCACTTGTTTAAATACAATGGCACAAGACGAATTAGCAGGTTTTATGTCTGGTTTGGCCCACGAAATAGTAGAAAAGAAACCAGATTAATAATAAAATTAACTTTAACGGAGAATAGATTATGTCGAATTACCTAAACCAACTTATGCTAGAAAGACTCGTGGAAGAAGGATTGGAGAAGGGACTTACCCAGAAACAAGCAGAAGACTACGCAAACAGAATATTTTTTAGTAAAGATTAGATTAGCTCGATTATTCTCCCTTCCCAAAAAGCAAGAGCTAATCGGAAAAGGCCTATTAATTTAGGCCTTTTCTTTATCAGCTTCTAGCTTCTTGTCTAAAGCGTAGCCAATGCCAACCAAGAGAATATGTTTTTTAAATCTTTTCTGAGCTTCTAGTTTCTTTTTAGCTCTCGGAACAGCTCCTTCAACAGCTATCACTATTAATCCTGCCTTAGATAAGTTATTGACCGCCATAGCTACTGTCTTCCTGTTCATACCGGTAGCTTTACCCAGATAAATATAACTATCCCAACATGAAAAAGAAACGCCTTTTATCCTTTCGCAAATAATCCATAAAATAATCTTTTCCCTTGAACCTAAATCTTTCCTGTCTAGTTTAGATCGGAACCAGGACCAAATTACCGCCTTTAGTTTAGTATAGTTTGTGAATTTTAATGCCGTTGCTAAGTTTATATAAGGACTATCTATGCTTGTATATTCCGTGCTTATCCACCAATAATTTTTAAATTTATCCTTCCGTTTCATTTCTTAGCTTAGCTTAGATTTACCTGCTTTCCCCTCTCTTATATGGGAGAACCTTTGTTCTCCCTATATATGTATATATAAGTCTGTATGACCATACGCCTACCCAGAAACGCATAGCTCTATGGGAGTACCTATGGTCAGAAACTAAGGTATCAATCCCAGTTAATATCATTAACAGATCCCTTTTTCTCGTCTAAAAGCTCAAGTTCAAATCCTTTTCTAATTAAAGTTTTGATACTCATGTCCGCTTCACTATTGGCTTTTACTAGAGCAGATTTAACTACTGCTAACCTGTTAAATGGAATACCTTGTTCAAAGCAAATTTGCTCTGTGTTTTCTTCTGAGTCCAGGAACATAACAAAAACTGCCCTATGGCTATCAGTTAATGCTGTAGCTCCCCTGATTGAGCTTCTGGCAGATAAAACATCATTTGTATTAGATAATGCACTCTTATTGAGATGATGTACCGAGAGTACGCTACAACCAAATTTAGCGGACAATGACGCTACATATTGTGCGTATAGTTGTGCTACTTCATTATCATTTAATTGTGCAGACACAACAGATTGTACCGGATCTATGACTATCAATTTTAAATCTTCAATGTCTTCTAAAGAATTAGAAAGCTCTATTGCTTCTGGAGTTATGTGCAATCCATTGATAGCGTCTTGTTTTATTAATGTTAATGGCTTACCCATTTCGCTAGTACACATAACAAAGGTGTCATATTCAGTTTCAAATCTTCTGTTATCTCTATCTAATAACGCTATTCTTCTTCTAACTTCGTCAGTATCATCTTCACTAGACAAGATAATACAATTACCTTTATCCATAATTTTATTACCTAAAAAATTACCATGACCTTGATTTATGTCTAAACAGGCCTTCAAAGTTATTCCGGATTTACCTATACCACCTATAGAACATAGCAAGGATATTTTAGATAGCTCTAAACTCTGATCTACTAACCACCTTCTTGGCGGCGGAGTACCTACAAAGTTTTTTATTGAGTATTGTGAAAACTTATAACCTTTACTGAGGATTTCACTTTTGACTGCGTTAGGTCCTTCTTCCTGGTACAAGTCATTATAATCTCCTACTTTGCTAGGTATTCTTATCAAGCAAGAGCTAAGTGAAGCACAAATCTCTTTAGCTTTTGCCTGTCCTATGCCGTTCTGGTCATGGTCAAAGCAGATTAAGAACTCCGCATTACAAAACTTCCTGATGTTCTCAAGAGCCACTAATCCAAAATTTGCAGAAAACACACATATTGTCGGAAGACCTGTGCTTTCGTACACACTCAAACAAGTAGCAAGTCCTTCCGTAACCGCTATGGTTTTTATATTGGACCAATCGTTCCAACCTATACCTACTGTGTATATTCCAGACTTAACCTCAGAAGCAGAAGCAAAACGCTTAGACTCTGTTGTTATATATTGCAGACTTCTTAATTCTTTTTTTGTGTTTTGTGTAGAATACACCGGACAAAGAAGTGATCCGTTCATCTCTGTCAATCCATAATTATTTTTTAACCCTTTACTTGATAGGTATTCATGCTCATTAACTATTTTAGAACTTTCAAAAATTCTCTCACATTCCTTCGCAACTTCATTATTCTTTTTCTCCCTTTCTTTCTTGGCCCTTTGCAGATTTATTTCTATTTCTTTATTTAATTCTGTTTGCTGTTCTGGAGTAAGCTCTTTTATAGAATTGCTATAAAACTTCCATTGTTGATTTGTTCTCCAATTACCATATACAGAAATCCAATGTTCATTATTTTGATGAAAGAAATACCAACCAGATTTTTCTCCTGTAGAAGTCTTATCGTCCCTTGATATAGCAGTAGCTTTTACCGGCACTCTTACAATGCCGCCAGAAGTGTCTATGCTATCCACTAACAAGCCGTCAGCGTTCATCTGTTTTATAAGATCAGATATATCTGCTTTTTGCTGTGTAAGTTTTTTTTCTTTTGATTTTCTCTTTTCAAAGAGCTGTTTGTAATTAGCCACTATCTACTCCATTACTTGCTTTTGCTTTCTCGCAATCAAGATAACAGAGAATTAGTGTTCTAAAAAACTTTTTTCTTTCTTCTCCTTCCCACTTATGAAGCTCGTATGTTTTATTTTTTTTTGCTAACTGTTGGTACAACGACTTCACTTCCGCTACTGCGTAATCAACGCTTTTATAATTTAAGTTAGACTGCCTGGTTATTTCCATTTTGTTTCCCACTCTTGTTTTAATTTCTTCTATATGGTGTCCGTTATTACAGACACCATAATACTTATTATCTATTTGCAATAAAATTGCTCCAGAAGGTTTTAAACAACAGGCACATAAAGAAGGCCTGTTGTTTTTTATATCAAACAAGATTTAGAAAGGGATTTCTTCGTCAAACTCCTCAGTCTTTGTTTCTACAGGAGCAGGAGCTTCTTCTTTTTTCTCAATTTTTTCTTCTTCAAAAGATCCAAGACTAGAAATATCAATATGTTTTTCTTCTCCTACGACTTTCCAATTTTGTCCTGCAAAGTCTTCGTCTAAATCTAATGTAGATTTTTTTTGTCCGTTGCTTTCATATTCTCTTTTCTTCAAAAGACAAGTAGCACTCTTACCTTGTAAGACTTCGTTAAATTGATCTATGCTTTCTGGGAAATCTTCTGGTTTCACGCCCATAGCCATAAGAATATTTTGCAGTTTCATAGTACCGCTCAATGCCGCTTTATGCAGTTTATCTTCTCCAGAATTTTCCTTATCGTAAGCTGTAAAATACCTAGACTTTAATGTTTTGTTAGACCAACCTTCTACATGAAATTCTATATCAGTAGCGTCATAAGTCTTCCCTGATTTAGATACAAAGTCTGTGATTTCATCTGCCTGGACAAAATTAATTAAGTATCTACCTTCTGGATATTCTACAAAATCAGACATAGAAGAATTTTCTTCTTCTGCCTGTTCTATTAAGTTTTTGAAATTAGTCATATTTACCTCGCTTTTTACTAATGTTCTTCGTTGTTATCAAAAGACTCGTATCTACCGCTTACAGTTTCAGATATTTCTATTTCTAGATTTTCTATTTCAAGCAAACATTTCATCAATGCTTTATCGAGTAAGTCGCTAGATCCTATTTTTTCTTTGATAATTCCTTTTACTCTGCCAAGTATTTGGTCATGCCCTTCATAAGAAGGCAGTCTTTTTTTGATTGGCTCAACCATTTTTATCTCCGGCTAGTGCAGTTTTAAGTTCTTGTTCTAAAGTTTTCCATACTTTGCCTTTTTCAACCTTTATCTCCGGCGGCAAGTTATATCTGTTTTTAGCAAAATAACTTATACAATCTTCTGTAAATAAATATCTTTCTTTAGATTGCGTAACTTTTGTTTTTAAAGATCCTTTATCGTCTTGTGTTTTAACTTCTCCAAATTTGTAGTTATAAAACAAAACCATATCTAGATATTCTTTTACTTTTTCTCCAAAACCAGTCCTAAGTTTTAACTCGTATTTTTGATAATCCTTGAGTCCTGGTTTTTCTTTTCGGTCTTCTTTGACATGACATATAAAAACCACACGCATTTTTCTCTTAGTTCTGATTTGATCCAAAAGGTCAAAAACTTGTGTCAATGTTTCTTTTGCTTTTGAATATCCTGTCCCCCATTCAAAATCAACAATAGACTCTTTGCCGTCTTTTTCTGCTACATACTTTTCAACAAGAGTTTCTAACCAGTCTAAAGAGTCGATAGCTAAAGTTTTTCTGCTTTTATAATCGTCGTTATCTCTGATTTCTTCAAGGTATTCTATAAACTCTGGGAAACTTTCAATAGGTTCTGTGTTCCAAATGTTTTCGTCTGTTTGTGTAATAAGACCTTCTTCCAATGTAAGTATCATGGGATCTGGCATTTCACAAACAGCAGTTGTTTTACCTATTGCCGAAGGGCCATATATAGCCATACGCATAGGGTTTTTACTAGCTCCTTTTCTGATTGCTTTAATTGTCATTTTTCTCTCCTTTTTCTAATGTTGCTCTTAACAATTCAAATGAATAATTACGCAAAAATTCAAAAGATTGCCTTAACTGTGTAAGTTGCTCAATCCTTCTTGATTGTGTAATTGTTTCACTATCTTGGTCTAAAAGTGCCAAACCATTTATAGTCCAGGCACACATCTCAGCTACAGATAATTGATTTATCTCTATCTCAGCTTTAATTTTTTCATTGACTAATTTGCTTTTGAAGATATTTTGCTTTACGCCGTCTTCTTCATAAGACAAAAAAGGTTTTTCTTCGCTATCTATTGTAGATTGCTCTTTTAGTTCGTTGTTTTTTTCGCTCAATGTACTCCTCACTAAGTAGATACTCTTTATGAGTATTGCAATTAAGTTTATGCGGACAAAAGATACAATGTTCTCCGGCCACAAAAACAGGTTTATCTTCAAAACAGGCATCTATTTTTGGCTTTAGCCAATCAAACGCCCAATTTACCAAATTTTCAGAAGAAATTTCTGTAGATCTTATTGGTCCGTCTTTATGCCACGCTCTAGGTTGCACTATAACCATTTCTACTTTTGTTTTTTCTGAATACTTTGATAAAGCCATAAGACCATAAGCTCTTAGCTGTAAATTATTTTCTACTTCTACTGGATATTTACCATTCTTATAATCAATAATAATTATTTTGTCTTTTTGTACTATTAAAATATCTGTTGTTCCCCACAAGTCTGGGTGTATTTCATGTCCGTCTAATCTTTCTTCAATATAAAGTTTTGATTTTTTTTCTTCATTTTTTCTTTGCACTACATATTCACAATATGTATTAGACGCTTCTATCATTTCTGCATCTACCTTAACTGTATGACCTTCAAATTCTACTTCTCTGTTTAACCAATACTCTTTAAAATCGACACCTTCAAATCTTCCTTGTAATCTCATTTCATTCATTTCGTGTACTACACTACCAATACGAGAAGCGTCGCTACTGCTAGAAGGATAACCTTCTGATGCTTTTGGTGATGCAGGGCATTTTGTATATCTATCCAATCCAGACGGAGCAATCTTTGCATGATGTATGACAGGCATTTTCTAATATGTAATAATTTTTTGACTATCCAAATAACTTTCAATATCTTGCTCCTCATACTTTACTGCTTTTTGTATTTTGTAATAACTAGGTCCTTCTCCAGAAAAACGCCAACGATCAAGTGTTCTCACGCTAACACCAATCCTTTCAGCACACTCTTGCCTGGATAAAAATGTCTTCTGATTGCTAGACACGACTAGATATTATTCCTCATAACCATTATGATATACAGATGTTAAGGAAATGCAAACATTAATTAAATGAGAAAGGACGAAGAAATTACTATTGAAAATATTTATAAAGCTCGTTGGGTATGGTATCACTCGATACTTGCAGGAGAAATTTTCATAACTAATATCTTACTGATTGCCATACTCACAAAAATCTAATGTCGAAAGGATCAGATCCTCGTCCAATGAAAGTTGATAAAAAAACTTTTGAAAAAAATTGGGACAAAATATTTAAAAAAAATGTCAAGGAAACCAAAAACTCTAAAAAAACAAGTAGCAGGTAATCACTACAAGAAACTAGGCATAGAGCCAATAGAATATATATTGGCTAACAAGCTGTCTTATTGTTGTGGTAATGCTGTCAAATATATCAGTAGAGATAAGGGCAGTAGGATTGATGATCTTAACAAAGCAATACATTACTTAGAAATGGAAATTGAATTAGTGCATAAAAAAGGAGAAAAACATGAAGACTAAACACAATGGCAAATTAACTAAAGAAACTTTACAAAGACTTCAAATACATATTAATAAGCGTACAAAAGCAGGAGAAAAACATGGAAGAAAAAGATAGGCATATAGCCGATAAAAAATTTAATAAGTTAAAAACTAGATATAGAAACGGATCTAAATACTATTATTTAATTTGGCATAACAAAGGAAAAAAAATAAAAAGAAAAATAGAAGCTCGTTATCCAGATGAAAGTATTACCGAGATACGCAAAAGAGCTATAAAAATTTATTCTCATTACAAAGATATAGAAGAAGGTTTAATAGAAGATCCAAAAGACGCAACAGAAATTAAGTATGATGTTTTGTTTTCTGAATACATAAAAGACTGTAAGGCAAGAGATGTAAAAGAAACTACAACAAAACAATATCAATCTTTATATCAAAATTATGTAAAAAAGTATCTTGGACCTATCTATGTAAATGAATTAACAAGAAAAGATATTAAAAATGTTTTTGCATTTATTTCTAAAAAAAGTAAATCACAAGCAAATAAATTTCTTAAATTTATAGTAGCTAGTTTAAATTTTGCTATTGATGAAGAATGTTATGGTATAGAAAATAATATAGCCAGAAGTATAAAAGGTAATCCAGAAAAGAAAATTACTACTAGCTATACCGAAAAAGAAAAACTAAAAGTATTTAAAAAACTTAATGAATTAGAAAACTTTGAGCCAGGAAAGATTAGGTCCATATCTTTTATATGGTTGCTCATACTAACAGGAGCTAGAAAAAGCGAGATAGCAAACGCACAAAGGTCTTGGATAAAAGACAATAAAATTGTAATACCTTTTGACCAATACAAAACAGGTAAAAAAACCGGAAAGGATAGAATTATCTATTTGTCAGATAATGCTATGAAAATAGTAAATAAAATTATAGAAGTCTATCCTAACGAAAAAACCATAACTGGCATAAAATCTCCGGAAAAAACTTGGGATAGAATTAGAAAAGAATGTGATTGTCCGCATTTAAGATTACATGATTTAAGACACTCATTCGCTACATATTGTTTGTCAGCAGGTTTAGGACATAGACAAGTAGGAAACTTGTTAGGGCATCAAAGTTTATCTTCTATGCAAAGATACGGAGAAATTAGACAGGAAATTTCTAAAAATAATGTAGAGTTAGCTAACAAGTTGATCTTGCTTAATTAAATCTAAGGTGTATTTTAAAGTTTCTTTTGAGTCTGCGTTTTTAACTTCATTGTCATTAAAAGTTATTCTGGTTTTTTTTAAGAAAGGTACAAAGATTATATTTTTGTAAGGAAGACAAACTAAAGCGTAAAGATCTATGTTATGTGTACCTTTTGTACCATACCTTCTTATTTTAGTGTTAGCTCCCCTTCTAATATCCCAACACCAACCGGTCCTGTAATGTCTGCCAGTATGTTTAGATATGTATTTCTTTTTTTTGGTAACAGTTTTTACTTGGCATTTATACAAAATATTTTTGTATTCAAAAACTATATCTGCATGAGATCCGTGCGGCATAGTTACTAAGTCTGAGCCAATTTGATACAAGAAAGAAGCCGTTAAATGTTCTCCGCATTTACCAATCCTTTCTGTAGGGCAAGACATTACTGTAAATCTTTTATTTTATCTTCGTATTTTTTGGCCCATACAGGATCGTAAATTGGACTGTTCTTATCTTTAATAAGTGCATTTAAGGTTGTTTCTCTAGCGAATGTTCTTATTTTACTCATTAGTTTAGTAAGTTCATCTCTCCTAATTCTTGGCGGAACATTATCATTAAATCTTGATGTTAAATTTTCAAAAAGTTCTCTAGCTGTTCTTCCATTTATATTTTCTAATCTTGAAAGCATATACTCGTATTGTTTTTCATTTAACTCTACGCCGTCTATGTTTCTTTTCATTTGTCCAGGATAATAATTTGCATTATTAAATTCTTCTAACATAGGATCTGGCGGCGTACTGTCAATAGTAATTGGAGAAAAAACTTGGCTACCTTGCTTTCTTCTTAATTTTGGCTCTCCAAATATGTTTCTTTTCTTAGGTAAATATTTATTACTAAAGAAAGGCAAATCATCTTTTATTTTATCCATAGCATCTCTAGCATCTCTAATAAAAGGATCTTCATAATCATTTATATTTCTAAGCATGGTAGGTACAAAAGAAGCCGCAAAATTATTAATGTATGCTTCCATTGAAGAAGCGTTGTCTGTTTCTAAAGCATTAACAAAATCAGTTATACCTCTAAAAAAAGTTTTATCTGTTAAGTTTCTTTGCAATGAAAAAAGCATACCTGATGTTAATTGCAATATTGCATCTCCCCATTTGTCATTCAAAAGCTCTCCATTTTCTCCATATAAATCTGGATTTTCAGATATTTCTTTTATTACTTCATGTAAATCAGCACTTATACCAAAAATCATAGCTATTGGTTCAAATCTAAAAAACTCATAAGTTTTTCCGTCTGCTCCAACAAAAGAATAAGGAACATTATCTTGTAGCCATTGACTTCTTTCTCTCCTGTCAGTAGGACCACCGCCAATTATTTTTCCTTGCGAAGCTAATTCATAAGCCAGATAACCTAATCCTAAACCTAAAGCTGATTTAGCTATAAATTCGTCCCTTCTAACGCCACCGGCAAGAAAATCCTGCCTTAATCTTCTGCTAAAAGCATTAAATAAAGGCACTCTTTCTCCATAAAATTTAACAATATTTACAGGAGTTCTTACAAATGGCACTATAAATTTTGCTAATTGCATATTTCCATTTAACATTTTTTGAAATGCTCTACCGGAAGATCCTAAATCTTGAGTAAAAGTTTGATAACGACCTTGCTCTCTAGCAATTTCTTCAAAATTATCTCCTAAAACTTTTCCTGTTGGATTATTTCTATGTTGTAAAACCAAATTATTTACTTCTGTCATAAAATCTTTAGGATTTCTTAATCCTTTTTTTGCGGCTATATCAAAAGCTCTGCCGTAAATTTCTTGGTTATAAGACAATTGTTTAAAAAATGTATCTCCTGCTAATAAAGTTCTGCCTGGTAATCTAATTGTATCTCCAATTAAATCAAAACCACCGACTAGCGGTACTTGCTCTGGAATTTTTAAAGGAGTATTAATAGCTTTTTGTCTAGCTAATTCTAATTTTGTATTTGGATCTTTTACCGACTCCGGATCATAAAATGCTTTTCCAAATGATTTAATAGCATCTCTTAATCCATAAATAGTAGCAAACGCCCTTCCGTTAGACTCTGAAAAAGACAATCTAGGTTTTTTTGAGCCAAATGCTCTACCTACTAATCCTGATACAGATGCAAGATAACTTTCTATAGGTCTAAAACCTGCTACTAAGGCATTACTACCTACATTTACTGCTTGTGTTGGAATACCAGAAAGCAAAGTGTTAATCCAAAATTCTTGAGTCATGTCTAAAATACTTGGCGGCCTTACTGAGCTTTGTGCATTAATAGCTACAGCATCAGGATCTAACTCTGCGGCGTTCATAACCCTTGCTAAAATGTCATTCTTTTCTTCTTTTCTAGCATTTACAATATCATCTACAAATTTCCTTGCTTGGACTGCGGTAAGATTTTCAACAGCATATTTGAAAGAATTTAATAATTGTCCTGCGTATGCGGTTTCTCCAACAATTCTTTCTCCTACAGCTCCTAAATCCATTTCTAGTAATTGAAAATTGTAAAGCTCTTGATTGCTTGGCGTAACTCCTAATTCTACTTTTGCTTTTAATGTTCTAGATAATTCGCTAGTTTGTTTTGCCAAATATTGCAACATCATTCTAGCCGCCATAATTTCTTGCGGAGAAAATTTATAATTTCTAGGAGCATTAATAAATTTATCAATAGTTAATCCAGAAGCTAAAGCGTCTTCTCTTAAAATGCTTCCGTCAGAACCAAATTTCATTTTGTTTCTAGCTCCAACCCAATTATTATTTCTTATAGCTTGACTTGTTAGAGCTTCTATATCTTCTGGTCTTAAATCATATTTAGTTAAATTTATATTAGCTAATTTATCTGGATCTATAGGTCCTTCTGGTATAGGTCCTTCGTCTGATCTAGGTGGTGGTGGCGTTCCAGGCGGAACATCAGCTCCTTCTCCTAATGGCAATCCCTGATCTCCTCTTAAATTAGGTGGTGTATAGTTTTCAAAAATTTCTTGGTCTAAATCAAGTCTATCATTTAAGTTTTTTTGAGTATTGAGAAGAATTGCATCTATTTGATCGTCTAACAATTCATCTGGATCAAAACCTTCTCCTTCTAAAAAGCGTCTTTCTTCATCTATAGATTGTCTTAATTGTTCGTATTCTCGTAGCTTAATAGAGTCTTCTGGTCTATAAGCATCTTCTTCTATTAATCTTTTTAATACATTTTCTGCTGAATTAGTATCATCTCCTTTAGCAGATACTTGTAATGCGTTATCGTAACTAAGCTCAAATCCTTGTCGCTCAAATTGTTCTGCAAGGTCGTCCCACCATTGAGCGTCCATAACTTCATCTTGTTCTTTTTTTTCTCTTACAATTTTTTGAGTTTCCGACTCGTAATCAGGTTTGCTTTTTTTGTAATAAGCTCTACTAGGTCTTCCTCTGCTATCATTAAGTCCTAAAGAGTCCCCTATTTCACTTACTTTTAATTGTGCATAAGTAAAAGGTCTTAGCTGTCTTAAAACTCCTTTAGCAGTAGGGAAAACTTCTGGCATATCTGGTTCTTGAAGTCTGTTGTTTAAAGGACTTTCTGGTGTTTTTCCTGCTTTATATTTTTTCCAATCTTTATCAGCTTTAACTTTAATTTTAGAAATTTCTTCTGCTAAAAATCTGTTTGCTAATCCTCTTTCTTCATTTCCTTCTCCAAAAAGTCGATTGTATCTTTCAAAAAGATTTTTAAATTTTTTGCCATAACCATAAGACTCTGATCTTACTCTGCGTTTTATAAATTTATTAAAAGCAACATCATCATCATTAAATTCTGCCTTTTTTAAATAATTTCCTAATTTTGAATTATTTTCTCCTAAATCTATATCTAAAGATCCGTCTTCTCTATAAATAGGTATATCTAATTTTTGATCTTTTACAACTTCTTCTACTGTAGTTTCTATAGGTTTTTCTGGTCTTGCAGGACCTACAAAATCTTCTCCTTCTGGAAGTTTATTTTTTTCTATTCCTTCTGCTATTCTTTGCTCTCTTGCGATTGCTTTATTTCTAGAATATGTAGTTATGGCACTACTAATATATTCAAAAGGAATACCTAATCCAAACCCTTCTATAGTCATTTTTAATCTTGCTTCTGCTTCGCTGTCATTAGGATCTGATTGTAAATATTCAGTTATAGGATTTTCTAACATAGGATATTCTTGTACTAAATTAGACAATCTAGGTTCGTAAGGACTAAAAGCTATATTCTCTGTAACTGCTCCTAAAGTTCCATATCTAGCGA